CAACCAGAAGGTTGAAATCCACTAGGACTCAGTACAGCTTCCCATACAAAACTTGATGGTGTAATGTATGCCCAAAACGTGTAAACTGGGGCAGCGGTTGTAACTGAGCTAACCGTTCGTGCAGTTGATGGAGTTCCGGCTAGTGCGATTGTTGTTCCTTGTGCAGTTGCCTGTGAAGTTGGAGCACTCACAGACCATTGTGTAGAATTCATCAATGTACTAGCATTTAATGTGTTTGTAACTTGCTCTTGGACTACGTACGGTGTAGTAGAAGAATTTGAAAATAATTTATAGTATTGCTTTGTGCTTGACGCATCATATGTAGGAAATTCTAATACAAAATCAAACGGGGTGCTTGACGAAGCCACAGAACTTCTTGCAATATGCGAGACAACACCAGTTGAATCTTTGGTTCTATAAATGTAACTACTGTTAGCGTCAAAGTTTAGAAGTAAATCACTTGCCCAACCAACGTTTGTTGCACCTGTTGTCATTGCTGAAACACTAGTGTACGTTGGCTGTGCGACAATTTCAGCAAGTATACGAAATACCTGTGCAAATGTTTTACCGGTAGTAAAGTTTAATTTAATTAGCATAATATATATTTAGTTCTTTTAGAACCATTTCCCTGTAATAGTTGTGTTTCCGAAAGCCTGAGCGAACCCGATGTTTCCTGCTTCGGTGCCTTTGGGCTGGATAGCTGTAGTATTGATCCTACCCGAATTTGTGTTTTGGTCTACGGTTAATGTTGGGGTTGGGTTAGTTACTATGATTGCAGGACTGTTCATGTTAGTACTCGTGTCCTTTACGTTAATAACTGAAATCTGTTCCTCGTTCACTGACGTAATTACTTTACTGTCTCTAGTTCCTAACCCGGCGTTGAACGTTGTAGTATTCATAACTTGAATAGGTTCAGCTTCAGAATACGTAAAGTTAGCAATTTTCGAATAGAATGGAGTTGTTAGGATATTACTTTGTGTGACGGGGTCTTGCCCTAGATACTGTCTAGTTGATAACGTAGTATCGAATGATGTGTTATTAATCACGAATATCTGTTCTTCATTGACCGCAATGATAGTTCTACTATTCAATGAATTAGCAAGTGTATTTGTTTTAGGATCAACTGACACCATACTAGCTCCGTTAGTGAATGAATAGTTAGCTAGTTTATGATAGAACGGCGTAGTACCCACTTCACTTTCATTGTTCGGGGCAGATGATTTTACAATACCTAACAAGTAGTAAGGGTTAGTCTTTACATCAACTGGTTGTACTTCAGGCATCTCTGAATCAAATCCTACACGTTTAACAACTGCAAAAAACCCTACAGCAGTGTTTGATGGTCCTACTCCTGCCAACGGAACAACTGATTTAGTCACTGAGAAGTATGTTGCGGCACCTCTCTTAGTGACTGTAGGGGCACCCGCGTTTGAGTACCCTGCATTAACAACTACTGTTGACAGGGTAGCCATATATTACGTCTTAGGAATTGATAGACCACATCTACCTGAACTACCACTATACATAGGCCAGATGCTGTATGTTGTAGTGCTGATAGCATATTCATCCCCTGGTGTGTAGTCACCGTTGAACCAGTAGAAATTACCCTTTTGACTCAAACTGCCTCCGAAACATCCATATTGAGACATTTCCCAACCAATGTCATGGTGTCCATATACCGGAGTAGTAAATGTTGCATCTGGTAGTTTATACTGTGCGTTGGCAGTGTTGATAATTGGTCTGAATGAAATTGTACCAGCAGTAGTAACGTTACTATCGTTGGCTAAACCTCGATGCGCTGCACTAATACCATTTAGAGTAATTGCAACTGCTTGGTTAGTTCTAACTGTAGGAGCAGTAGTCGCAACACTAGGTGTAGTATCAACTAGATGTAATACACGTAATGGTGCGTAGTTAACGTCAGCAGTAGGATACATTGGGTTACTAATAGACGCAGAGTTTTCAACGCTTGAACCCATACCGACACCAACACCTCTGTAAGATGACAATGCTACTGGATAGTATCCTAATGAGTCAGTGTTCCAGTAATCATCACGTGTATATTGTGACATTATATATGGACCAGAGTAAGACAACGCAGCGTTATATGTACCTGGCCAGCCAACTGGCGCAGCCGCATTATTGTTGATAGCCCAAACCATACATGTATCAGTGATATACATCCAGAATGTAAAAATGTCATCACCGCCCGTACCAGCAGCCGAAAGTTGTGATGCTGCTCCGGTCGTAACTCCACCTAATGTCAATGCTGTACCAGTTAAAGTTGCAGTTGAATCAGCAACAGTCGGAGCCATCATCGTGCTAGTGATAGTACCACCCGAAATAGTTGTCCCCATTTGATGCAAGATTTGCAATGTAGCGCCAGTGGCGTTCGAGAGTTGTGTGTAAAACTTTTTAGAAGTGTTGTCGTATACACTGTGTTCAATGGTGAACGTGTAAATTTTTGTACTAGGTGTACCTGAATAATGAGACTTTGTGTAAGTCAAATCAGTTGTTCTAATGATTTCACTGTTAGCTGTATCTAAGTTTGATGTTAGTGTTGCATCCCATGTACCTGATGATGCAGCAGATGTTAACGCAGATATACTAGTAATACCGCTAGTGTTGATAATTTGATTTATCGTTCTGAATACTTGATATGCTGGCTTTGCAGCGGTGAAGTTTAATTTAATGTACATATTATTCTTTCGGGATAGCCCAACCTAGTCTGTTAGCTTGACAAGCAAAGTTGCCTGGCATGATGTGATAAGTCTTTCCACCATACGTGAATTCGTCACCTGGGAAGTAATCACCGTTGAACAAGTAATAACCTGCTTTGTCGGTAATATTACCACCTAACATACCGTTACGTTTGAATGTTAATGGTAACAAAGCGTAACCACGAGTACCGTTCATTGCGGGCAGCAATACACGGAACTGTGATGTTGTGCTGATGTATGACCCGTATGTTGCAGTACTTGCTGTGGTACTATTCGAAACACCAGTCATTGCAAAATCAGAGTAACGATTCCCGACTCCCCATAATACTTGTGAGTATGTAGCTTTTGCCCATGTAGTGGTGTTAGTGGGTACAATTTCAGCATAGTTAAAAATGCTGTATGGATTTTCTGTTACAGTAGTAGAAATTGAATTCTTTGCGGCTGTCCAATCTGTTGCAGATGAACCAAACGCTCCGGATGCTCTATTGGGATTACTATACGCTACTGGAATGATTCCTAATGCGTCAGTATTCCAATAATCTCTGCGAGTGTATTGACTATATTGATAAGGTCCGTACCAGTTGGCAGCAACACCTAAGTTTGATAGTGATGGATAACCCATTACAGAGTAACCACTAACTGCTGGGGTAAATGCATATGTGAAGGTGTTATCTGTGATATAAACCCACATTGTAAAACCAGTTGTAGCAGCAGCCATATGCTGGTGTATAAATGAACCCGGCACACCTGTAACTGTTAACAATGTGCCTTGGGCAGTTGTCTGTGTAGTGTCTGAAGTAACGTCCCATGAAGAACTTGAGAAAGCGTTAGTTACGCCATTGCCTACAGTGGCTGAAACAACACCACCTGCAGTTGAGGTGAGAATAGAAGTATAGTAAAGAGTACTAGCATCATAAACTTTTTGCTTTAAAACAAATTCAAAAGCATCAGACCCTGATGCAACTGCTTGACGAGCAATGTGTGATGCAGTGTTGCTAGTGAGAGCAGTAGTACCGCTGCCAGTTCTAACTACATAGCTGTTAGTCCAGTCAAAGTTTGTTGTCAAACTTGAGTGCCATGAGGCACTTGTTGCTTTAGATTGAACTTCACTGATGCTTGATAATGTGGCGTCGTTGATAATCTCGTTCAACACTCTAAAGAATGTTGCTGGAGTCTTTGCGACTGTATATTGTAATTTAATGAACATAATTATTCCGTCGGTGTTTCAGATGCTGTCTGCGCTGCTAATTCAGCGGCTGCTTGTGCGGCTAAGAATTCAGCTTCAGTGATTACATCTGTGATTTGCTCTATACTATTTAACATATTTTCAGGGATAGTTGTTCCTACCGGTACAACAAAATACACGGTTGAGTGAATAATATAGAATGGAATCGAACGTAGTTCAGGAATAGCTTCACATATTGTATCTGCAACTTCTTGGTCACCTGTTTCTGGCTCGATTGCTGCTCTATAAAAATCATAATTCCATGGTTCATTCATATTGAAATTGATGATGTTTAGCATGTCTGAGTATTTCATAAATCTTCCTTAAATTGTTAGTAAAAATGTAACGTACAAGTCAAAAGCACTTGCACCTGCGACTGTAATATCTACAGTCAAATAATCGTTCGCAGATAAAGCATCACCTGCAACAGTAAGAAGTGATGTTGCACCTCCGGTTAAAGTTGCTGTGCGAATCTGTGTACCGTTTTTCTTTATACTGATTGTAGTATCAGTAGTCCCGGCAGTCCCTAAATTCATGTAGAAATTAGTTAAAGTAGCATCACTGGGCAGGTATAAACGTTGTGTTCCAGTATTTACTTGTACTGTCCCTTGCCAGTAATAATTCTTAGAGATTGCAGTGCCACCTGATGACCCTGAACCAGCAGCCCAACCCAAGTTACCAGTCCCGTCTGTAGTCAGCACATATCCAGGCTGTCCACCGAGAATGTGAAGATTGGCTGCAGTACCTAATGAGATATTTGCACCGGCAACAGAAACGTTTCCAGCGACATTTAATTCAGTTAAAGTTCCGGTGCTTGTAATGTTTGGTTGTGCGGCTGTTGTAACTGTGCCGGCAGTAGTTGCTGCACCAACCGTCCCTACAACGTTGCCGCCGAATACGTTAGAAATGTTTCCTGCTTCGCCACTCAAGTGTCCAGCAACAACATTACCCGTAACTGTTAAGTCTGTTAAGGTTCCTAAACTTGTGATGTTAGGTTGTGCGTTTGTATAAACAGTTCCTGCAACTAAGCTGTTGCTAACTTGTCCACTAACGTTAGCTCCGGTGATATCAGTAATACTGCTACCATTACCTTGAATCTGTAAACTGATAATAGTGTTAGCGGTAATGACGTTAGCACCTGCAATATTACCACCTGTACCTGAACCAGAAATAATGTTACCAGTATAAGTCATTGTCGTAGGACTCATGACTAATACATCTGGTACACCTGCTACGGCAAATTTGATATTTCCGCTAGGTTCGATATAAACGTTACTAGACCCGTTGATTATATATGAGCCACCGCTACCGCCTTGTTGAGGATCAATCCATAATAAGTTACCAGTCGCATCTACTGTTAGTAGTTGACCTTCTGCTCCGCCACCTACATTAATATTACTTGCATCAAGCACACTGATTGATGTAAATGTTCCAGTTACATTAGCTGCATCTACTGAACTTGCGGTTCCGCCACCAAGACTCCAAGGATCACCGTTAGCATATAGTAAACTATCAGTCTTGATGCTTCCTGCTGTTACGACACCAGTGTATGTTGGTAAATAATTAGCAACATTTGAATTTGAGTACATCCCAGTTAACTGAGAACCGTTACCTAGAATATAGCTACCAGTGATGTTACCACCAGCAGTTAGATTAGCGGCTATACCAACTGAACCGTTTTCATTATTGTATCTTGTAGTGATAGTAGTAGTACCGCCACTATCAACAATGTTACCTGTTTTGATGCCGCTGTTAGCAGTAACTAAACCTGAAACTGTTAATCCTGTTAATGTGCCGATGCTAGTGATGTTAGGTTGTGCAGAAGCAGTAACAGTATTAGCAGTAACACCCAATGCATCAACAAATGACTTGGTTACTCTGGCATTGATAGCAGAGTTTGCTCTTACCACGGTATAATATAAGTTTGTCCCTTCAGCTAAACTAGTAGTTGAAGCCTGTGTTCCAAACCATGTGTTGGCTGTTGTGTTGAAATCACTAGTTGATAGTTTAGCACCAATTGTACTTGCGATTGATGTTGCAAAATTAGGGTCATCACCCAATGCCGCCGCCAGTTCGTTTAATGTATTCAACGCAGTAGGTGCAGAATCAACTAAGTTACTTAGCTGTGTATTAACATACGTTTGAGTTGCATACCCAGTTAAGTCAGTACCGGGAATAGATGAGATGGCAGTATTAACGTAAGTCTCTGTCGCATACCCAGTTAAGTCAGTACCTGGAATAGATGAGATAGCAGTGTCAACATAAGTCTTCGAAGCATAGCTAGACAATGAAGAACTAGTTAGATATCCCTGTGACGTTACAAAACTCTGAGTTACGAAACCGGCGTCATTAGTTAATGTACTTATATTATCACCGGGTTGCACCGCAGAGTCTGCGGTAGATCCTTGGGCAGCAGTTGCATACGCAGTTGAATCGGTAGCAGCCGCAGTACCTAGTGTAGGCTTATCAGTTAACTCGTTATATGAACTGATTAATAAGTTAGTAGTGTCCGTTAACTCACTAACATCATACGGTATGAATGGCTTGTCAGTTAAATCAATGTATGACGTAACACCGCCGGTACCACCTGTGCCAGTAGTAGCATCAGTACCGTTGACCCAATTAGTCCCATCATATTTTAGAACTTGCCCGGTCGATAATGTTCCAGTGTTAATAACAACACCAGTTAACTCTGTCAATGCTGATGCACCTAATAAATTAGTTGAATCAGTTAAATCCTTAATATCAGAAGGGATAGTTGGCTTGCCAGTTATGTTAGCGTATGTAAATGCGTTTGCGTTTAATTTGTTAGCAAGTGTATTCGTTACTGTAGTTGAGAAGTTTGCATCATCACCCAATGCTGCCGCCAACTCATTCAATGTGTTTAGTGCAGTTGGTGCAGAGTCAACTAAATTGCTGATTTGTGTGTTGACGTAAGTTTGAGTTGCATACCCAGTTAAGTCTGATACTACACCTGTCAACAAGCTACCGTCACCTACAAACTTAGTAGCAGACAGTGTACCTGTTGTCTTGTTAAATGTAAGAGCAGAACTACCGGCAGTAGTGCCTGCATCGTTAAATTGAACCTGTGTATTAGAACCAGCGGGACCTGAAACACCGGTGCTAATACCAGTAAGACCTGAACCATCACCTATGAATCTTGTTGCAGTTACGTTCCCGTTGACATTTAATGTAGTTAATGTACCGACACTTGTAATGTTGGGCTGTGCGTTCATAAACACAGTGCCGGCCATATGTGAACTTGGAACTTCGCCGTAGATATTAGCAGCACGAATGTTACCGATTTGATAACCATCGCCCTTTAAGAATGATGCTTGTAAAACACCAGTGGCAGCATTAAACGTAAAGTTAGGGCTTGCGCCTGTATTGCCGTTATTGTTATATTGAACCTGTGTATTGCTACCTGCAACAGTTAAACCGTGAGCAAGATATGTAGTAACTTCAATGATTTCACCTGTCAGTGGTGCTTCAGTAAACGTTAATACATTGTCAGCAACATCAAATGCAGAGCGTTGCTGTGTAATACCGTCAATGTTGACGTATACAAAGTCTCTGCTGTCAGGTGTAGCAGATAAAGTGAAATTTATTTCGGAACCATCTCCAGTGAACGTATCTTGTGTGATTCCAGTGAACCCAGTAACAATCTGACCGCCACCAGTGCCACCGGCAGCCCATGAAAGGTTACCTGTTCCGTCTGTGCTTAGAACTTGCCCGGCAGTACCACCTGTAATAGAGACATTCTCAACTGAGCCAAGGTTGATACCTTGATTTACATCTAAATTGCCAGTAATATTGACATCGGCAAACGTAAAGGTTGCACTGGTGTTTACGCTTTTAGGTTCTAATTTTGTGAATGCCATTCTTTATTCCCGATTATTTAGTATTTAGTCAAAATTTAACCAAATACCTTACGGGAATCAGACAAACCAAGTGATGATGCTGTATCTTGTGCCTTTAGTTACGGGCATGATTTCGTGAGGATACATGAAGTTGCTAGGGAACATGATTATGCTTCCCTTCTTGAGTCGGACTTTCTTTTCTCTGTTCCAGAACGTCCATTCCCCGCCCTCATAGTCGTCATTCAACGCAATGCTACATGATACGGCTCTGGGTTGTTGCATAAAACTATCAGTATGTTGGATGTAAAACCCACCCACATCATAGCGCAACAAGTCGTATCCGTTGTCCTGCTGTATCATAGCGAACGGGAATTTCTTGTTGTATTCGATAATTGCTTTATTCGCATACGTGAAGATATCAGAATCCAATTCTCTGCGAACTACTGGATTTCTATTGATAACATCGGCTCCGCTGATTCCAATAATGTCGGTATTACGCACATTGGTATCAGTATCACCAGTTGCGATTGTTGATTTCTTCCAGTCATCTTTATTTTGATATTCATTAAGAATCCTATCGCATAATTCTGCTGGGAAAGCGTCTTCTAATACTATAATATAGTCTTCGATGTTTTTATGAAACGTTGAGGGTTTTTCAACTTCGGGTTCTTTGGTTTTATCTTGTATTAATCTAGGATTATCTTTGTCACGATTATCAAACACTGCATAGTTGCGGTCTCCTCGACTTCTAACATAATGCAAGAATACTTGCACATATCGAGAACCTTCAAATTGGTCTCTCCAGTGGTCTGCGTCACACCCTAGATACATCATAGCGTCACCCGAGTTTAGACTTAGTTTTGCAGTTTCACCGTTTGGCTTTTTGATATAGATAGGCCAATCAGTATCACCTGCTAAATGCAATGTCAAACTAATCTCACATGCGTCACGGTCTACATGATGCTGTAAGTCACTACCCTCTTTGTAAACTCTTGCATAAGAATATGTAGGTAGAACTGACTCACCCAAGAACTTACTCACTTCAGGTGTCTTTTCACAAAGCAATTCCAAGAAGTCAATGTAGTTGTAAGCTGAATGTGAATTCTCTGCTTGAGTATCACCTTCTAAGTTGTTTGTTACACAGAAATTAGTAAAACGATTTGCAAGTTCTCTAGCCCTATCAACTGATATGAAGTTAGGGATATAGATATAGTTGTTGTCTAGTATTTGTTGATTCATTTTACGATATTAATTTCAGATGCAGTGATAGTTGGTGGGTATAACTTATATGCAGTCTCCCATAATACTAATGCTTTGTGTGCCCATTCAGGAAGTTCAGTTATGATTTGATTGTGTCTAGTATCTCTAAATTCTAGTTGACCCTCACCGTTAAGCCAATGCAACGCATGAATGTCTTCTGGGATACCACAAGTGTGTAGGTCTAAGTTAATATAAGTCCACTCATCTAAGTAGACTGCATTATCATCAACTAAAATTGTGATACGGTTACTCTGAACCATTTTCAAGAGTCCTAGGTAGTTTAGTGTAGTCGTTTGTTGCGGCAGCAAGTAAGATTTGCTGAGAAGCCTCAGTAGCCTTAACCATTTCATTTCTGAAACTTTCGACAGCAGCACCTGTTTGTCGTTGTTGTCCTGAATTCTCAATCAGTAGCATTGGGAGCATTGCGATTGCACAGTTCCATTCATCTACACGATTACCGGTGTTCATGTCATAGCCTTCAATCTTCATGAACCATGCACAGTCTAACCCTATACATTCTTTTTTAAGAAGTGGGCAAAGATTCTTTCTTTTTAATTCCATAGTAAACCTCGTTTATCAAGTATTTACTAACTTGATATTGAGTTACTATATTTTAGTCTTTGATACAGATGATAGAGTCAACGTATTTTACGCTTAAATCAGCAGGGTTAGAGCTACCAAATGTAACCTGAAGAGTGCTTGATATCGTATGAGTGTGTCCGGTGCCTACACCTGCTGACCCTGATGTTCTGGCACTAGGCGCACCGTACCAACCTGTAATAGTAGGTGGTGTTGTTGCGCCTGAAGGGAAGTAGTATCCGCTGTTCGTTGAGTTTACCGGAGTCCCAGTAGAACCCACATACGAGTGAGTGTGAGCAGGAATGTCCATTGCAGAAGCACCTACCGACACGGTGTTTGGCACGCCAGGTTGTGAGATTGCACCGCCGTTTTTAGTCGCAGTGAAAATGTCAGTGAAGTTTGCAGTACCACCTGAGCCAAATGCACTAGTAGTAACTACTCGAAGTGCATGGTCATACGTATTGGAATCTTTAGTCCAACCAGTGGGAGCTGTTGCGTTTTTAAAGAATTTTCTAGTACCTGATGGGAAAGCTGGCATATTAATCTCTCGTTGCTAAGATAGCGTCAATGTATTTTACTTGCATTGTCACGTTCAACGACACACCGGGTGATGCAACGAATGCTAATGGGTGGGTATGCGGCGTCGGTGATGCTACCCCTGCTGACCCTGATGTTGTTTGAACGGGTGTTGAGCCACCTGCTCTTCCTGATGCGGCACCACCGGGGTATTGTCTCATACTAGACCATCCAAAACTGATATAGCCTGTAGTCAAGGTGTGGGTGTGTGATGCTAATTCACCTACTGCTGGGTTTACGGATAATGCCGAGCCACCCGCACCGTTAACAGTAGCAGGCCAGAACCATTGCCAGGGTGTCCCTGAGCTAACACGATTTGTCCAGCTTGTACTTCCGTTTACGTCTGAACCGGGCGTATCCGTTACACGAAGACCGTGGTCATCATATGTTGTGTTTCTAGTCCACCCTATCGGTGTCCAAGATTGAATGAAAAGTGTGCTTGCGCCAGATGGGATTGATGCCATTGTTAATACCTTGTTGCCATGATTGCGTCAACATATTTAATACTAAAATCAATACTTGGTATTGTTATAGGTATATTAGTTGTGCCCACATTATGAGTATGGCCCGATGACCCGGATGCAATACCTGTTGTGCTAGATGTTCCTGAAACCGGAGATGCTCCTGTGTAAGACGGTGCAAACACCTGCGGTGTAGTAGATGAGTTTGGTTGGACAAAGTTTGCAAAATAAGTACTTGCTCCCGGTGGGTTATCTCTACCGCCCATAGTATGAGTGTGCGCAGGTAACATATCAGTAGTGATAGTAGTAGAACCCATCGAGCCTGAAACACTATATGTTGCCGACTGAGTAGACACCGGCGAAAATGAAGCACTGAAGGGAGAACCTGTCCCAGTTGGTTTAAAGAATCCTGAAGTCTTGTTAGTAATCGTCAACGCACAATTATCCATTGTAGCGTTTGTTTCTTTAACCCAACCAGTCGGCGCAGAAGCCTGTTGAAACAGCATAGTAGTATATAGGTACTCTGGCTCGTCTTTTGCTGACGCAACAATACTAGAATAACCGAAACCACCGTTAATATTATTAAGTCTTGGCATTTAAATTATGAATAAGTTGAATAAGAACCTAGAACTTGAACCCAAGTAGAACTATCTCTGAATAAACCAAACGAGATAATATCAGTTGAATTGGCACGACCTAATGGAACAATGCCACCTGGCCATTTAATAGTTTGTGCAACTCCTGCGATTTGCACAGCATTTGGAATGTACGGTGTTGCACCTTGCACAATTACTAGTGTAACAACTGTGGATCTTCCTGCTGTCACTGGTACGTTTGTAAAGTTTGCAGTGAAGTTTGCAGAAGTTGTAGTGTGATAGAATGTTGCACCTTGAGACAAGTCATGTGTAACAGCAGCCCCATAGTTAACTGAACCCATGCTAACAAATGATTCTTGTGCTTGACTTGACACTAACCAACCTGCGACATTGGCATTACCTGAAACAGCAACAGATGTTAGTGTGCCAACCGATGTAATGTTAGGTTGAGCCGCAGTTGAAACTGTACTTGCGTACCCATCAATACTAGTGATACCAGTCAATGATTGACTACCACTTGAGCGATTTAATGCAATGCCTGTACTACCTACATATACTGTACTGTTACCCAAGATACCTGCGGGGAAAGTACCAGTTGCAATGTTACTTGCATTTAGCGCAGATAACAACAAGCCGTTACCGCTAATGTAAGATGCGCTTACTAAGTTAGCCCCTGAAAGTTGAGACAACGAACCGCTCATTGTGATATTGCCGTTAGCGGCAAATGTCAATCCAGTGAATGAGGTACTCACTGATGTAATGTTAGGCTGAGAGGAAGAAGATACAGTAGGTGCATAGCCGTCTATACTAGTAATGCCAGTCAATGCTTGAGAACCGGTTGCTCTGTTTAACGCAATGCCGGTACTACCTACATACAAAGTACTATTACCCAAGATACTTGAAGGAATAGTACCAGTTGCAATATTGCTTGCGTTGACGTTAGCAACTAAACCACCGTCAACACTAATTCTGTGAGTTGAAACGAAAGAGTTTGTCGAGCTATTGTATGTGAAGTTTGCACCAGCACCATTGACACTGATACCAGCACCGTTGGCTTGACTAGTAGTTGCGGCATTTTTTGCTAAAACAAGGGCTAAGTCAGCTACTTCAACAACAGTAGAGTTAATCACAGTTGATGAACCGCTAACAGTCAAGTTTCCAGTAATAGTCAAGCTACCACCAACTGACGCATCATTCGTGACGGCTAAACTAGTTAGTGTGCCTACAGTAGTGATTTGGGGCTGACTTGCAGTTAACACTGTTCCGGTAATGTTACCAGTGACGCTACCAGTGACGTTGCCTACAACAGGTCCCGTATGAGTTCCTGATGTATTACCAGTGACATTACCTGTAACGTTTCCAGTGACGTTACCTGCGACCGGACCTGTGTGAGTTCCCGTTGTATTACCAGTGACGTTACCAATCACGTTTCCGGTGATGTTTGCTACTATGCTGTCAGTTGTGAGGGTTTTTGTTGATTTGTTGAACGTTAAATTTGCGCTAGAATCAAAATTGTTATTTGTGTTAAACTGTATTTGAGATGATATGCCTGCAGGTTGTTGCAAGTCCCAAGCTACCCCGTTTGCATAAAGCAAGTTGTCAGTTTTAACATTCCCCGCATCGACATTGCCCTGAACAGCGATATTTGACATGCTGAAAGGGGCTAAGTTGTTTATACTCGTGGGTTTGATTCTAGTTAGAGCCATTGGTTTTTCCTGTAATACTTAGTATTTAGCTTTTAGGGCTTGACAATAAATCCACTTTTTGCTATACTACGTACATGGAAATCAAAATTGTTTCACGTTCTAAAGTTCGCAAGATTACGATTGACCTCGTAACACAATTCTTGCGGAAAGAATTGAAGCTGGAAAGTAGTACTTACGTACTCACTATTCACACTATGTCAGGAATGCGTAAGCGTGAGGGATATAATGGTGTAGTAGCACAGACCGGTGAGCGTGAAATAACTATGATGGTTGACAGTCGTTTGGGTGAAGCAGACCTTATCCAATGTGTCGCCCATGAAATGGTTCACGTTAAGCAAATCGCAAAAGGTCAGCTTACGATTGACAAGTTTTCTCGCCAACTTTGGTTGGGTCAACGTGTTAATGTAGTTTACCATGAGCGTCCCTGGGAACAGGAAGCCTTTGCCCGTGAGCGTTTGTTAGCCGCACGTGCCCTTACTTTCGCTGAAAAAGAAATGGGCAAGATGGTTAAGAAACTCGTAAAAAATGTTTGACAATAAATCCATATTGTCATATAATACAAGTTCTTTCAGTAAATCAACGTCATTAACAGGAGTTAATAAATGGCAAAAACTAGTTCTAGTGCAGTGAGCGATAATCACACAATCACAGCGATTCAGGCTGCTAAATCTTTGAAGCAAGCTATGAAAGCAAAACGTCCCGTATTCTTGTGGGGTCCTCCCGGTATCGGTAAGTCTGACGTTGTTCAACAACTAGCGATTGAGCTAGGTGGTAGTGCTGACGCAATGATTGACTTGCGTATGGCTCAGATGGAACCTACTGACATTCGAGGTATTCCATACTTCAACAAAGAGAACAACAAGATGGATTGGGCTGAGCCAGTTGACTTGCCAAGCGAAGAATTCGCTAGCCAGTTCAAGACTGTGGTTCTGTTCTTGGACGAAATGAACTCTGCACCCCCAGCAGTACAGGCTGCAGGTTATCAGTTGATTCTTAACCGTCGTGTAGGTAAATACAAGTTGCCAGATAACGTTGTTATCATCGCAGCCGGTAACCGCGACAGTGACAAAGGTGTGACATATCGCATGCCAATGCCCCTCGCTAATCGTTTCGTTCACTTGGAAATGCGTCCTGACTTTGC